TATTACAACGTGATTTCTTCAAGAAAGAGAACGCTATTTTCTTTGGTGTTGTTTCAGTTGCTGCAACAGGTTCAACTACAACTGCAGAAACTAACGATTTATTACAATTAGTAGATTATATCGGTAACCAAAAGGCTGCAAACTTTAACGCTTCTTATGTGTTAGTTAGCGAAAACCAAATGGGTAAATTATTGAAAGCTACTATCGCTGCTGGATATTACGCTGGTTCAGGTTCAGTTGTTGTTAGCCCTATGGGTGGAATGACAATTTGGGGAGTTCCTGTAATTTCTGCAAGTTGGGTAACTAACGATAAGGCATTAGTTATTGACCAAGACTACATCGAAAGAGTAGAAACTGAATCTTTAGCAATTGAATTCTCTTACGAAAACGGAACTAACTTCCAAAAGAACTTAGTTACTGCTCGTATAGAATGCATGGAAGATGTGAATTTAATGCTTTCATCTTCAGCGATTTATGCAACAGTTAACGCATAATTGGAAGATATATTCTTAATGTTCAATTAAGTTTAGTAAATTTGGGGTATAGTTTAAAAGCTATGCCCCATTTTTTATGATAGGAATATACAAAATAACAAGCCCTAACGGGAAAGTTTACATTGGTCAAACCATAGACCACGAAAGAAGATTTAAACACTATAAAAATTTAAAGTGTAAACAACAACCTAGACTTTACAAATCTTTATTAAAATATGGAGTAGATAACCATAAGTTTCACTTCTTTTTTGAATCAGATATTAAAGAATTAACTAAGTGGGAAAGGCATTTTCAAGAACTTTATAATTCAACAGGGAAACAAGGGCTAAATTGTATTTTAGTTAAAACAGATGAATTTAGTGGTGGGCATAGCCAAGAAACAAAGGATAAAATATCAGAATCATTAAAAGGTTATAAGCCTACCCAAAAGCAAGTAGATAGGTTAATTGAATACAATAAAACTAGGGTTATAAGTGATGAAACTAGATTTAAGCTAGGTAATGGTAATAGAGGTAAAAAACAATCTGCAGAAAATATAATAAAACGTACTATCCCAAGAATTGGGCTTAAAAGAAGTGAAGAAGTTAAAAAGAATATTAGCAACAGAATGAAATTAGCTTGTACTGACGAATGGAGGGCTAACCTTAGTTCTAAACTTAAAGGAAGGGTAATTACAGAGGAATGGAGAAAGAAATTAAGCGATGCTGCTAAGAATAGGAATAAAAGTGTAAATTTGTAAAAAGAACTATATGGCTTATTCTAATTATATCATTGACTTTACGTTAACGGAATATTTAATTGTAACTGAACCTGTATCGTTAGCAGAAGCTAAAGCGTACATTAGGGTTAGTTCTACAGTAGACGATGCACAGATACAAGTAATGATTAAACAAGCTAGGGAAGCAGTAGAAACTGCAACAGGTTTGACTTTTGTACCTAAGACTGTTTCTTTATGGTTCAATAATATAGACGGAAACTTTGAAATACCATTTGGCCCAGTAGCAAAGGCTTCGTTTCAACTATTTGATGAAAGCGATAACGAAATTACTAACTTTAGATTAATAGGAGAATTTCACCCTAAATTAACTTATCCAAACAGGGCAATACTAAAGGCTACTTATTCAGCAGGTTATATAACTAATATTTTACCTAACGATTTAAAGATTGCTATACTTGACCAAGTAAGCTACGACTACGAAAATAGAGGCTTAGACGCTGATACTGGTATTTGTAATAAGACGTGGAAAGCGTGCCAACGTTGGACAAGAATAAGCCCAATTTTATAATATGAAACTAGGAAAAGCCAAAGCAAACTACATAGACGCTAATACGTTAACTAGAAAGGTATTTTTATATAAGCCTACTTACACAAGTGACGGTGAAGGTGGAAATACTATTGAATTTACTGCAGACGGCACTACATTTGGCGATTTAAGACCAAACAATCAAACAAGAGCAGTAGATGAAGGAAGGTTAGAGTTTGACCGTTCTAGTTTACTTTACATAAGATATAACCCAACTATAACTGACACTTACACGCTTTCTATTGAAGATATAAACTATACGATACACTCAATTAAAGACGTAGAAAACCAGCATAGATTCCTTGAACTAGTAATTTATTCATAATGGCAGATAATATTTCTTTAAATGTATTTGGGTTAGATAAAGTATTTTCTACACTTAATAAATTATCTAAAGAGTTGCAAGATGAAATATCTTTAGAATTACACGCTTCTGCAACAAATATTAGAACAAATGCTATTAAAAATACACCTGTTAATTTTTCAACTTTAAGAAGTTCTATACAAGTTATTACTGAAGGAGAAGGGGCTTCAACGGCTTATTCAATAGGAAGTATGTTAAAATATGCTCCTTATGTAGAATTTGGAACAGGGGGTTCAGTACTTATACCAGCAGGGTATGAAGATTTTGCTATTTTATTTAAAGGTAAAGGTGTAAGAAAAATAAACCTAAGACCAAAGGCATATTTGATACCTGCGTTTGAAATTGAAAAGGTTAAATTAATTAAAAGAGTTAAAGAAATATTAAATGCTTAATCCTAACGTAGAAATAAAAAAATGGTTTTTTAATAATATAGACAGCTTAGGTATGCAAGTGCCTGTATTTGACGGCTTTGCTCCTGATTATGCACCAAACGAATATATAATTATGACAGGCAGAACTTCAAGCCAAGAACAAGGTAAAAGCGGTTATACTAATAATTGTACTATAATCTTAGACATTGTTACAAAAAGTGCTAACTTTGGCTACAAGCGTTCTGAAGAAATTAGCAATTTGATATTGACAGATATAAATTCAGATACTATTATTGACTTAGGCACGGGGTGGGATGCATCAAGTTTAAGTATAGAAAGTATAAGAAATTTAGACGGGTTAAGTCCACTTGATAACGTATTTAGAACGATAATAACTTATAATTTAACAATAACTCAAAATTAAATAAAATGGCAGAAACTAAAGTATCAGCAAGGGACTATATCCTTTTAGCAGATTTAGCTGGTGGTACAACTTTTATACCAGTAGCTTGTTTAACTACAAACTCGTTTACTTCAACTGTAAACACTATTGACGCAACTTCTAAATGTGGCGACCAATTTCAAGTTGGACCTTCATTTACTCAATCTTTTAAAGCTGACGGTTTCGCAATAGATGAAACAGGTGTTGCTAGTAAAGATTCTTACCAACAATTATACGCTGCACACGCTGCTAAAACTACTTTTACTATTAAAATGGGTAAAGCTAGTCCAGTAACAGGTGACGTTTATTATGGTGGTACTTCAACTAGTTTAGTATTTATTAGCAACTTTGACGTAACTGCTGCTGATAAAGACGATGTTAAATTTACTGCAACATTTGTAGTAGTTAACCCTCCGATTGCACAGACAGAAGTAACCGTATAATAAAAAATAAAAACTATGTTCGAACTAAAACTAAACAACAAAACAATAAAACTAAAATGGGGTACTTGGGCTATGAGGGAATTTTGCCAACAAAAAGGCATTACTCTAGAAAAGTACTTCGAGGTTTTAGGTAGCAGTCAATTCGATTTAGATAATATCATTAAGTTAGTTTATGTAGGCTATAAATCAGCCTGTATAAGCAATAAAGTAGAAGAAGAATATAACGAAGTAGATATTTGCGATTGGATTGACGAAGTAGGTTCTATTTTTAAAGCTGAAGGGCAATTAATTGACTTTATAAAGTATATAGTTTCTACAACTGTTACTTCTATTCCGTCTAAGCCTGTAGTAGAAAAAAAAAAGCCTAACAAAGCTAACTTGGGACGACATACTAGTTAAGGCTGCAGAATGCAATATAAGACCAAATGAATTTTGGGAAATGACTTGGAAAGACTTTTCAATTATCCTTATGGGTAAAGAAAAACAAGAGTTAAACGAATGGGCTAGGACTAGAAACCTAGCCTATATTGTATATCTAAGTAATAGCGGAGAAAAAAACCCTAAGTCAATAAAAGCATTTTGGTCTATACCTGATTTAGACGGCGAAGAAGAAGAAAAAGTTATGTTAACTGAAGACCAATTAACTAGGACTTTAAAATTGTACGGAGTAAATAAATAGAATTATGGCAGAAAATACAGGTTTTAAAGTTTATGTCGGAATGGACGTTACGCAATTACAAGCGGAACTCCAAAAAGCACAAAATTTATTAAGGCAATTTGAAGCACAATTAAAGAAGTCAACTAACACGTTAGAGATTGATATGCTCAATCGTGAAATAAAGACTTTAAATGGTACAATAAGTCAATTAGGAACAGAATTAGGTAAGTCGTCTAAGCCAATAGATAATTCAGCACAATCGCTTATAAACTTCTCTAGGATTGCACAGGATGCCCCTTATGGAATTATGGGTATTGCGAATAACCTTAACCCTATGGTTGAATCGTTCCAAAGGTTATCTGCAACTGAAGGAGGTACTAAAAAGGCTTTAATGGCAATGGTTGACGGGCTTTCTGGTCCTGCTGGTATAGGTGTTGCTATTGGTGTAGCAAGTTCTTTAGCAGTTGTATTTTCTAAGCAAATAAGCGAAGCATTTGGGGGAGCATCAAATAAATTAAAAGGATTAAGGGAAGAACTAAAAAAACTTAATGAAGACGTTTATAAAATTACTGGTGCTGCTCAATCTAGTCAATTAGTTGGTGCAGTTTATTCAAATGTAGCTTCTGATAAAAGTCAAGATATTAATGTTAGAAAAAATGCATTAAAAGAATTAAAGAAACTTTATACAGATAATAAAGAAATACAAGATTTAGAAATTAAGGATATAAATAATTATTCAAATAATTTTTTAATTGCTTTAAATAATAAAGCTGCAGTTCAAAAAGATTCTATTGGTAAAGAAAAGAATTATACTGATGCTTTAACTGCTGCGAATGCTGCTTATAAAAAATTAATAGACGAAAGAGATAAATTAAAGGATAAACAATTAGCTACTACTAGCCAATTAGAAAAAGGTATAACAACTGATTATTTAAGAGGTCAAATAGATGCACAATATATAAAGCCTTTATTAGAAGCACAAAAAGATATTGTAAAAGCAAAAGATGCATTAAAAAGAACAATTACTGATGTATTAAAATTTGATACTCCAGACGATAAAAAAGAAGGTGCTAAAAAAACAACTAAAGACCCTTATACAGAAGCAACAAAAGACTTCGAAAGTTCATTAAAGGCACAAAGTACTTTAAAAAGTAAAAATATAATATCTGAACAGGATTATTTTAATAATTTATATAAAATATATGACGACTATATTAATAAATTAGCTAAAATTGATACTAGTAAAGCTGTAGGTAAAATAAGTACTTTAATACCTGATGTAGTAAAACAGAATGAAAGAATAATTAATGAAGGTATTAATAAAGTTCTTGCTGGTTATAAGGAAGAACCAATGGAGGAACCAAAAGATACTGCTATTGAAGATGCTAAAAAACAAAGGGTAGAATATCAAAAATGGTATTCAAATTACCTTAAAGGCATACAAAAAACAACTGAAAAGAATTATGAAGATAAAAAGAAGCTAACAGACCAAGAGAAAAAAGATATGGAAGACTTGGGAATGTCTATTTCTCAAAATGCTACAGGTGCTATTATGGGTATGTGGGAAGCTATGCAAAATGGGGAATCTGCTTTAGATTCAATAGGTAAGATGTTAGGTAATTTAGTTCAACAATTAATTCAAGCTGCTTTACAAGCGGCAATATTCGCAGGAATTATGTCTATACTTAATCCAGTAAGTGCTGGAAAAGGTGGTTTAGGGTTTTTAGGTTATTTTGGTAAAGCATTTGGAATGGCAGAAGGTGGAATCGTAACTGGTCCTACAAACGCTTTAATAGGCGAAGGAAATGAAAGCGAGGCAGTTATGCCATTAAGTAAATTAAACGGTATGTTAAACACTACGTTTAATGCAGGTGCCATGAATGGTTCAGCAGCAGGTGGAGCAAATGGACAATTTGTTTTGCGAGGACAAGATTTAGTTTTAGCTTTGGGAAGGTCTAATTCAGCTTTAACCCTACGAAGATAATGGCATATATAAAAAAATATTCTTTCCCGTTCGCTACTAAGTTTGAAGAAGACGCAGTATTAGAATTATGGGAAGATACAACAGACGCAACAGTTTACGAGTTTCAAGGTGTATCGTTTCAGATTCAATACATACCTAGTTCAGACGACCCGTTTGAGCCTATTTACGCTACGCAATTAGCAGTTACTTTAGACGTTACAGACGACACTACAGGCAATACAAGTGCGTTTATACCTAATTTGGTAACGTTAAATGACAGAAAGTATTTAGCTAAATTACTTATAGGGACTACAAGCGTTTACACAGGTTGGACTTTGTCTGATTCTGTTTCTTTAGCTTTTAGCACAGGAAGAAAAGAACTTTCTTTTAATTGTGTAGACGGTTTAGCAATGCTAAAGGATATTACTTTTTCTAATGGTGTACCAGTTGACAATAACGATAGGTTTACTTTATTGTCTTTTATATTAAGTTCATTAAATGGAATCGGATTTCCTACTTCATTAAATGTTATTTCAAACGTTAGTTATTACGCAGAAGGGATGCTAGATAGGACTGACGGAGGTCAATATGAACCATTTGCTCAAACTTATGTATTTGGTAATACCTTTATAAATAATGGAGGTTCTTTTGAAACGTTATATATCATATTAGAAAATATATTAAAGTCATTTGGTGCTAGGATTATACAAGCTAACAACAAATGGAGTATTATTAGTGTTAATCAATTAGCACAAGATTCTAGGTACTTTACAGAATATACTTCAGCAGGTTCGGTCGCTAGTTATGGAGTAAGTACAGATGAATTTTCACTTCAACCATATACTGGCAATACAAGCGATTTCTATTTTATAGACAATAGTCAAACTAAGCTATTTAAAAAAGGGTATAATAACATTATATCAGACAACCAAATTGAGTATTCAGGCAATTATATGTTTAACGGTAACTTAAAGTTCTTAGATTCATTAGGATTCCCTTTAGAGTTTACTAAAGCTACAAGCGGAAGTGGTGCAGTTACTATTTTACCTAATACTAATTTAGATACAAACTATGTCCGTTTAGATACTATTACAAGTCCTTCATTTGCTAGTTTTACGTCTTCTTCTAGTATTTTATTTCCTGATAAATCTAGAGTTAAAGTTTCATTTGAAATGAACAACTGGGATTTAGTAGGAACAATAGCTGCTAAATTAAAAATTACAGGAAGCACTTTAACTAATAGTTATTATTATAGTAAAGATAAAATTTGGAAAATTATTGCATTGCCAGCCCCTATTGAATATTATGAAATATTAAACGCTGATATAAGCAAAGACGTTCCATATCAGCTTAGTGTAACTACTACTGCTATGCCTGCAAATTTATCAGTAAACGTTGGTATTGAAGTTGATAATAGTTATTCAAGAACAATAACAATAGGAGCAATTAAAGTAGAAATGGAAACATTATTTAATTCTGTTTTAATTGAATCTAAAATAACAAACGAAGAAGCATATACATTAAGTGTAGACTTTCCTTTAGGAGTGCCTGTAAATATGCTTGGATATAATAATTATAAAGGTTTTTTATCAGATAATATAGGAGTTCAGTTAATAAATTGGTATAGACAAGAAACGCCTACTCAAATGTTTGACGGACTTGCTCAACTTGTTGTTAATCAGTATATGAACATATACCAAAAGAATATTATAAACATAGATTGTAGTTTGTCAAGTTTAAATACAAGCGTAGGAATAGTTAATGGGTTTTTGCCGATTAAGATAGCTTATGATAATGACCCTTCTTCTATAAATGTTGAAGACGATTTTTATATGTTTGGTAATACTACGATTGATATTTATAACGATACAATACAAAGTACATTATTACAAATAAATAATGTAAACGTAGGCGGTGCAATAATACGAACTACATATAATAACGGCGATGCTCCACCACCATTACCAACGGTTTGTAACTGTTATAAACTAGAAACACTTAACCCGTTCTTAGAATATGAATATATTGACTGTGAAGGTAATAGGATTTGGAACAGAATAGATTATATGCAACCAATTTATGTAGCTGCTTCAAATACACCTGAAGCCCCAGGCGGTACAGTTACTTTAGTAAGTAACACTTATTGCTCAATTTAATTGATTAAATTTGTATTATGGCAGATAATGTAAAAATAATAGAAAACTACCCAAATTATACAATAAGTATATTTGGTGAGGTAAGAAATATAAAAACAGGGTTGCCGTTAAAGAATTATTTAGCTAAAAACGGTTATTATGTAGTTAATTTATATAATACAGATGCAAAAAAATTAGTATATATACATAGATTAATTGCAAATGCTTTTTTAGTTAATAATGAGAATAAAAAAAATATAAATCATAAAAACGGCATAAAATCAGATAATAATATTGAAAATTTAGAATGGTGTACTCATTCTGAAAATCTTATACATTCATATAATACTGGGTTATCAAACAGTACACGTATTGCAAATTCATTAAGACAAAGCAAAATTGTATTAGATATGCAAACTGGTATTTTTTATGAAAGTGCAAAAGAAGCAGCTAAATTATTAGGAATAAATTCTAATACATTAAGATGTTATTTAAACAACTTATATCCTAATAAAACAAATTTAAAATACGTTTAAGATGCCTGAAGCAGTAATTGGGAAGAATATTTTACTTTATTACCACGAACCTAGTTCGGAGGAATACCCTGACGGTAGGGATATACCGTTTTCGTGTTCTACTGATTGCAGTTTTAATGTATCAGCCGAGCAAAAGGAAGTAACTAGCCAAACGTCTGCGTGGTATCGTGAATATAAAAACGACGTAGGAACGTGGAACGTATCTTGTAACGGTTTAATTACTTTATCAGGGTATGGTTATTTGTTCCTTTTAAATCAACAACAAACTAGGAAAACTATTTTAGTAAAATTCGTAATAGATAACGGAGTAGACGGATTAGTAATAATAAGCGGTAACTGTAACCTAACTAGTTTAGACATAAATGCCCCTTATAAGGACATTGCGACCTATTCAGTTACTTTACAGGGTACAGGTGCGTTTGGTACTTCAGGGGCTACAATCGACCCAAGCGGCACAGTAATAACAGGTGGTGCTACAATAATGAAACAATATACTGCAGCAGGTGGCGAAACGACAATTGTTTGGACTGATTTAATCGGTAATTCTTGCTTATATGTTTCACGTGGTGGTATTGATGTAAGAGAAATAATAACAAGCGGCACGCCAGTAGACAATCAGGTTAAATTTGATACGGGAACAGGTACGTTAACATTTGGTAGGGTTTTAGAATCAGACGAATTTATAAGAGGGCTTTTTGGTGGTTAATAAAAAAAATAATAGATGTCAAATCAAATAACAATAACAGGCGGTGCAAAGGTCAGAAACTTAGAAGGCGTATTAACGGGAACTGCTGGTTTAGTTGGTGCTTTGCCTATAAACGTTGCAAATGGTATTCCGCAATTAGATTCTAGCGGTAAAATATTAGTTAGTCAGCTTCCTAATAGCGTTATGGAGTTTCTAGGTACTTGGAACGCAGCTATTAACACCCCTACTTTAGCGAACGGAACGGGTAACGCTGGCGATGTTTATTTGTGTAACGTAGCAGGTACGGTTAACTTCGGTGCTGGTCCTATTACGTTTAGTGTTGGTGATTATGTAGTTTATTCAGGTTCAACGTGGGAAAGGTCAGGCGGTGCAGTAGGAACGGTTACAAGTGTAGCGGCTTCTATTACGGGAAATTCAGTAGGATTAACAGGCAGCCCAATAACAACGGCAGGAACTTTAGCTTTTGCTTTTGCAGGAACTAATTTACAATACATTAACGGAGCAGGTAATTTAACTACGTTCCCTACTTTAATTACTTCTATAGGTTTATCTATGCCTAGTGCTTTTAGTGTTGCTAATAGCCCTTTAACGGCTAATGGAACGATTGCAGTAACAGGAGCAGGTACGGCTAGCCAGTATATTAGAGGGGATGGACAATTAGCTACAATGCCTTCAACGGGTGGCGGTGGTAGTGCAGTTTATTATTATCTTAACGGAAGTGTTAACGCTAGTGTTGCAGGTTATAAGCAGATGTCTAATACTGCAGTTGTAGGGACTGGAACAGACTTTAATTTAGTGGGTAACGGATTAATAGCAGAGTTTTTAACAGATGCAGGCAATCCAAATAGACTACAAATACCTTCAGGTGCTTGGAACTTTGAGATATTTTTTTCTATGAGTTCAAGCGGTGGTAACCAAAAGTTTTATTTAGATTTATTAAAATATAACGGAAGCACTTTTACTTTAATAGCAAGTACTTCATTAAACCCCGAAGAAATAACAGGCGGAACAACAACAGATTTATATATTACTTCAATGGCAGTTCCTGAAACTACTTTGTTAGTAACAGATAGACTTGCTTTAAGGGTTTATATTGTAGACAATTCATCAGGCAGAACTTCAACTTTACATACTGAAAATGGTAATTTATGCCAAATTGTAACTACTTTTTCAGCTGGTGTAACTTCATTAAACGGCTTAACTGCTAATACTCAATACTTAGCAGTAGGTACAGGCGGAAGTGATTTTAATATTAATAGCTTAGTTGATACACATACTTTTAACTTACCAACGGCTTCAGCAACAAAACGAGGTGCTTTAAGTTCAGCTGATTGGACTTTATTTAATGGCAAGCAGGATAACTTAACTTTTTATAGTCCTTTGGTAAAATCAGGGGTTTCAGTAACTATCCCACAGGCGACAGGAAGCGTAGACGGGTTTTTAGATTCGGCTGATTGGACTACGTTTAATAATAAAGTTCCTTATACAGGTGCGACTGCTAATGTTGATTTAGGATTTAAGTCTTTATTTGCTGGCAGATTAACAATTTCGGGAGTTAGTGCAGGTGGTGCAGGTGGTTTACAATTTTATAGAACTAATAATTTCGAGATTCCTTCTTTTGACGGGATTAGTACAATAGATGCTATTAGCAATAACTTTCGTTTTGCAATAGGTATAGGAACTTCATTATATAAAGATTTCCAATTTAATGCTGGTTCTTTAACTAATAATACAACTAGAACATATACGCTACCTGATGCTACTGGAACAATAGCTTTAACTAGCAACCTTACTAATATGGTAACGGGAACGGGTACTACAAACTACCTGCCAAAGTTTACGGGTGCAAGTACAATAGGGAATAGTTTAGTATATGATAATGGTACACAGGTTATTATAGGTGGTATAACTGTGCCTGACGCAGGATTAAAAACCTATGTAACAAATGGAACTGTTGGTCTTGGTAATTATTTAAGTTCAACTGTTGGATATATTGGTACTTGGACAAATCATTCATTAGGATTTGCAGTTAATGGTTCTAACAAAATGACTCTTGATGCTTCAGGCAATTTCTTAATCGGCACAACTACCGATGCGGGCTACAAGCTAGATGTAAACGGAACGGGTAGGTTTAGTGGGGCACTGACAGGAACAAGTGCTACATTTAGCGGGAATGTTAGAATAAATGCTCCTACAAATGGTACAAATAAATTAATTTTTGGTATAGCCGCAACTGATTATTATTGGATAGAGTATAATGATGCTACAGGTAATATTGGTTATTCTTCAAAATATAGTCATATATTTTATGGCGGTGCTGCGGGTACAACACAAATTTTATCTTTAGCTAATAATGGAGCCGCCACGTTTAGTTCATCATTAGGAATTGGTGGGGCATTTAGTTTTAATAATGGTAGTATAACATCATCAGGTGAATTATCTTTTAACTCAGCTGCCTTAAATATTTATACTTATGGAAGAGTTGGTTTAGCTAATCTTGGAAGGATAATTTTTAATAATGGAACGGGTGCGAATTTATTTTTTGGTGAAATGGCTAGTAGTGTTTATGGATTTACTGCGGGTGGATATAATAGTACTCCTGTATTTGCAATGAATATGGGCACAGGCAACGTAGGAATAGGAACAAGTTTGCCTCAAACATTAAGAAATACAACATTAGATATTTCTAATACTTCTGGAACAAATGGAGTTGGGTTATGTTTATCTCCATCAACAAGTGGATTAGCAACTATAAGATTTGGAAATACAAACACAGTTGGATGGGATTTAAATTATAATGTTGGTAACATAGGTGCATTACAATTTTATAATAATGTGTCTAATGATGTAAAATTAATGCTTACAAGTGGAGGCAATGTTTTAATAGGAACTACAACGGATGCTGGGTATTTATTACAGGTTGCAGGAACAGTAAATTCAACAAACGTTTTTAGGTCTACAAATGGATTTATGAATAGTTATGAATCTTATAACGCATGGGAATTAGGTAATGCTTTTACAACAACACTTCTTACATTAAAAACAACTTCTTATGTAACAGTAAGAATAAACGGTTCAGTATATAAATTAGCAACAGTAAATTAAAATAATATGAAAATTCAAGCAATCAGTTCGTGGCAAAACGGGCAAGAAAAATTAGGTACAATCTTTAACCTATATGTAGTTAATGACAATTTAAGTACTTCAGCTACTTTTTATTATTCAATTTCAAGTGAGGAAATAAGCCATTTAGAAACTAAAACAGTTATTGACCCTATTACAGGTGAAGAAGTTACTACTGAAGTTTTAGTAATAGATGCTTATGCAGAAAAATTAGTAGACGGAAATATAACTATGGATGGAGCAGACTACCAGACTTGGGATGCTGACCCTTCTGCAAATGAAGCGGCTTATGTTTGGGCTTTGGCTAAATTAAATTTGGTTGCAGTTATATAATATAATTATATTTGTAAAAACAATACTATGAAATACATACAACTAAACAATCTAGTAGCTAATTTAAACGCAGTAATTGGCGGTCAAGAAACAAAAGTAGCTAAAAAACTATTCAAGTTATTTGAAAAGGTTAAACCTAGCTACGAAGAATATCAGGCTAAAGTTGAAGAATTACGTTTAGATAACGCACAAGTTGACGATAAAGACTGTTTATTACTTAACGACAAAGGCGAATACAAGTTTACTAAAGACGGAATCAAAAAACTAACTGAACAAATCAAGGAACTAGGAGAAAAGGAATTCGAGTTTAAGGCTATTGAAGTTATCAACGCAAATGGTTTAGAAAACTTTACTTTCCTAGAAGATTGGACAACAGGTATCACATTTATTAAAGAAGAAGAAGAAGTATTGTAAAATGGCAGCAAGTTTAATCGTTTTTTTAATTGGTCAGGCATTGACTATTTTAGTTGGTCTTATTAGTATTTACGTTAAAGTAAGTTTAAAACTAAAGGAACTTGAAGTAAGGGTTTCAATGGTGGAAAAGCAAGACGACATAATAGCAAAGAAACTAGACAATATTCTAGAAACGATTAATAGACTTGCTATTGAGTTACAAAATAAGCAAAACCGATGAAAGATTTAATTATTACTTTACTTATTATAGTAGCTATTGTTGTTATTTCTAACAATGTTACAAATACAAATCAAGTAGTAATAGTTAAGACCGACACAGTTTATAAGCACGACACGACAACGTTTTACAAAAAGGGAAATAACATCCCTTTTGTCGTTTTAGATACTTTATACCAAATAGATGAAATACACGATACAATTCACGTTTTACAGGATTATGTACAGACTAAAGTTTATTCTGATACAATTAAGGTCGATTCTAGTTCGTTTATTATTTTAGATACAATAAGTAGAAATTCAATTATTGGGAGGCGGTTTACTGCTCAAATAAGCGAAAAAACTATTTATATTGATAAAACGGTTACACTAAAGCCTAAGAATGAGGTTTATTTAGGCATATTAGCCGATTTAAGACACTTTGATAACAAAGTAGGGTTAGGAGTTAACTTAGGATTTAAAACGTCTACAAACGCCTTATTTACACTTTCTGCTTCGACTAACTTTTATTCGTTTGGTTACTATAAAAAATTATAAAATGAGTATTAAAGATTTTATACAAAATATGTTAGCGGGGGAAAACGGAGCAATAAGCCATAAAAGGGTAATAGCTACCATTGGGGCTTTATGTTTATTCTCGGCTTTTATGTTTAAGGTTAATATTGATTCACATTTGGCTGACCTTATATTTTGGCTTGTTTGTAGCTGCATGGGTTTAGCTTCACTAGATAAAGTAACAAAATGAAAAACAACGAACGATTAGCATTTGAAATAGCTGGGTTTATTTGGGGTGTATTAATGACATATTTTATAATGAGTATATGATAAGCAAAAAAGCGTCTGATTTTATAATCCTACACGAGGTCGGTTCAAAATCGTATTATGAACGCTTCCTGCAGAAACCTACTTATCCTAAAGGAGAAAGCGGGCTTACGGTGGGCTTCGGCTATGATTTAGGTTACCAAACAGAAAAGCAGTTTCTAAAGGACTGGTCAGGTGTTATTAATTTAAACTTTGTAAACGCTTTAAGGCGTTTTATTGGGGTTAAAGGCGAAAAGGTTGTACCTATAATGAAGGGCGAAGTAATGAACGTTAGAATACCTTATTTGGCAGCTTATGAAGTGTTTATTAAGTGCCAGTTGCCTAGATACTACAAACTTACAAAGGACATTTATCCTGAATTAGAAACATTAAACGAAGATACTCAAGGTGCTTTGGTTTCAATGGTGTTTAACAGGGGTAATAAATTAGAAGGGGATTCACGAAAGGAAATGAAAGCTATTGTTAATTTAGTAGCTAAACAGGACTACGAAGGAATTGCAGAACAGGTTGAAGCTAGTAAACGACTTTGGGAGGGGAAAAAAATGGAAGGACTGGTTACTAGACGGGAAGCTGAATCGGATTTAATTCGGGACTCAATAGCATAAACTAAAAACAACAAAATGACCAAACAAACAACACTAAGAACAAAAAGAAAACGACTTTACTTTGACGTGGAAACTGCACCGAATATTGGCTTTTTTTGGCAATCGGGGTATAAATTACAAATTGGTCCACAGAACATTATTAAAGAACGGGCTTTAATTTGCATTTGTTATAAGTGGGAAGACGACAAAGAAACACAATCATTAAACTGGGATTCAAAGCAATGCGACAAAAAGATGCTTCAGGCATTTGTAAAGGTAGCAAACGAAGCAGACGAATTAGTTGGGCATAATGGCGACAAATTTGATTTAGCTTGGATTAGAACTAGGTGTTTATTTCACGAAATAGAAATGTTTCCTACATACGTTACCATTGATACATTAAAGGTTGCACGTTCTAAGTTTAAATTTAATTCTAATAAACTAGATTACATAGGTAAATTTTTAGGCATTGGGCAGAAGATTAAAACAGACTTCAGTTTATGGACTGACATTGTTTTAAAGAAATGTCCTATTGCTATGGGTAAAATGATTAAGTACTGCAAAATGGATGTAGTCCTACTTGAAAAAGTACACAAGAAATTATCTAACCATATACCTGCTAAAACGCATTACGGGGTAATATTTGGTGGCGACAGGGGTAGTTGTCCTGAATGTGGCAGCGATGAAATAACAAGATGTGGTACAAGGGTTACGGCTAGTGGATTAAAAATGATTAAATACCAGTGCTCTAATTGTCATAAAATACACTCTAAAACAGATAAATAATGGCGACAAGTAAACTACCAAAAGGATTTAATAAAATGACTTTACTACAACAAGAACAAACACTAGCTAAAAAACTAAACGAAATGTATTTAGTAGTTGATGAAATTACTAAGGCATTGGCTAAGGTTAGAGGCGGATATAAGTATGAGGTAACGGAATTAATAAGACCTGACCTAGAAGAACTAAAAGTATGAAAATAAAAATTACATATAAAAAGCTAGGCAAAGAAAAAGTACACGGGTTAGCGTGGTCTGACGGGGAAATTTATATAGATTCTAGGCTAAAGGGTCGTAAACACTTAGAAATACTTATTCACGAAGTTGCTCACTTGTTATGGACTGAAGCTGACGAAGATACAATAGTTGAAAAATCAATAACTTTGACTAAGATACTTTGGAAAGAGGGGTATAGACGGGTTGATAATAGTAAGCATTTGCCGTTACAAGACGGTAGTAAATAGTTGTTTGTTGGTATGGTTCTGCCTTCCCCTAAAAAGGAGGGCAGTTTTTGTTTTAATACACTATATTTGCAGCGATTCATAACAGGTTTACGGGGACTTATTTCTATTTGTCCCCCTTTTTTTGCTCATTCAATTGAGTAATTTCACTCATTACATTGAGTAATTGTCCGAATTATCCCTTACTACGTTACATATTTTGTAATATTTACCACACTATTTCGAATATTGTCCAAATTATAATACTTAATTTCTTAAGTTTTCCAGTCTTAAAAGTTGACATATCGGAAAAATTCATGCAATTACCACTCATAACTACTTGATTATCAATATTTTTAACAATTTTAACACTTTTTTAACGATTATTATTTTTTTAGTGTCAATAACTTTTGCGAATTTTACATTATCAAACAAACCAAACGTTATGAACACAACACAAAGAGTAAAGGAAATTAGAACTAAATTAAAGTCATTATTTCCTGAAGTAAAATTTTCAGTTACTAAAAGACATTATAATTCAATGTCAATTTCTATTTTATCTTCTCCTTATGATTTAACAAATGAACAACACGAGCAAGTTAATCAATGGAGAATTGATGAATGGCACGAAGGTAAAGCAAAAGAAATATTAACTAAAGTTTACGAAGTTTCAAGTGAAGGAATTACATACAGAGAAACTGGCGATTATGGAACACAACCTGATTTTTACGTTTCTATTAATATTGGCAAATGGGATAAACCTTATATAAAAACAAATAATTAAAATAAAGCAGGGGTGCGACTGTTAAACGCACAATTAAAACCAAACAGTTATGAATCAGCAAATTAAAGTATGTTTTGAAAATGAATTTAGGGACTGGGAATTTACGCACCTTCCCAATGTGGGAACATTATTGTTCTTAAAGCCTATTAACGAAGTACATTTTTTCAGGGTAGAATCAATTACGTTTACTGAGTGCATCCACACTATTATTATCAATCTTAAAAAGAACTAAAATGAGCAAAGAACAAAACAGAAACTTCCAAGCTATCGTTGTTATAATAGTAGCTTTTTTATTAACGGCTTTTTTACAAAATATTTAATATGAACGAAAATAAACAATGGGTAATTAACTGCATTAACAGTTGCACTAACCTAGAACAGTTGAAGATTTGCGAAACTATTATAAGCCTTTTTAAATTCCGCTTAATGAAAGACGGAGCAACAGAGCAAGAAGTTTACATAATAGAAAGCGACCTTTTAGAAGCATATTTAAACAAAGAAGCATTAATTACAATATAATGTACGAAATTAAACAACACTACTTAACACAACTAGAAAATGAAGAACTTAGAAAAAGAATTATCGAACTTAGAAACGAACTTAAAGCCGTCAAGGACTTATTGCAAAAACAAACCTCAAATGGAGCAGGAAAAGAAAGAAACGGCAGTTAACATTTGCGAAGTAGTATGTGCTTATTACGGGGTTAAATACGGTCAGTTAATGAGCAAATATCGGGGCGAATTAGTAACACAAGCTAGACAGATGGCTATGTATATTATCAGGGAAAAAACCCAGCTTGGACCTGAAGCAATAGCTAAAATATTTGACAGGGATAGAACGACCTATTTATACTCTTTTAACAAGATAGGAGATTTAGTAAGGAGCAAATACAGGGATGATATTAAACAAGATTATTTTAATATAAATATCCAACTTTAACAGGTTATTAACGAATAATAGCTTAAATTTACACTACAAAACCAATTATTAACTATGAATCAGTTACAAAAAAAGACCTTTAACAAGGAAGAATTTGACCTAATTAGAAGTCAAATAGCACCTGAAGCAACTGCTGAAGAACTTAAATTGTTTCTTTATCAGGCACAATTAACGGGCTTAAATCCCTTAACTAGACAACTTTATTGCATCCACAGGAACGTTAAACAAGGTGCTAACTGGATTAAGAAAATGACAATCCAAACAAGTATTGACGGATTTAGGGTTATCGCTGAACGTTCGGGTACTTATGGTGGACAATCAGAACCTGTATTTGCTGAAAAAGACGGGGCTTTAATAAGCTGCAAAGTATCAGTATTTAGATTCCACAATGAAGTAAGATACGAAGCTTCTGTAGGTGTAGCTTATTGGGATGAATACGCACCTAAGAACAACGAAGGTAAAGTAACTGGTATGTGGGCTAAGATGCCTCACACGATGCTTTCTAAGGTTGCTGAAGCATTAGCACTAAGAAAGGCATACCCGCAAGATTTAAGCGGCTTATACACAGGGGATGAAATGAACCAAAGCGATGTACAAAATCCTGCTTACATTAAGAAGCATGAAATAGCTGAAGATTTAGAACTAGCTATTGATTTAGTTGTTTCATTGGATGAATTAAAGCAACTTTACGTTCAAAATACCGAAATGGTAGAAGAAAACAAAGCTATTAAAAAGCTATTTTCTAACAAAAAAACTACTTTATAATGGACTTAGAATTAATTAAATTACAAGATAATTTTGACCTTTATAGGAAGCTATCCAGTAGTAACAATCCTTTTGTATTTAAGCAATCTAATTACGACAAGTATTTATACTACAAACAAAAGTTAAAGGAATATTATTTAAAATCAGGCTACAAGGTAGAGGCTAAAATAAGTAAAGAAAAGTTTATACCTATGTCTGACTTCACCGAAATTATTGAAGAATATGGCTCTTAATATAGACGAACAAATAGAACAGGAACAAATTAATAAATACGAAAAAAAAATACAAATGGAAAAGAAAGACAAAATCGGTGCTTGGAAAAAGTCAACACCAAAAGGCGATGTAATAGAATTTACTATTAATAACCAGCGTTATTCTATGTGGGTTAATACCTACAAAAAAGAAGATAAACACCCTGACTTTCAAATAGTAACAAACGATTACAAGCCTAACGCTGAAGCTAAAAAAGAGTATTCAAGTACTATTGAAGCAGTAAATATTCAGGAAGCAGAAGACCTACCATTTTAGTAAATATATAGGTTGGGTGAATAAGAACCTATTAATAAATAAGCACACTTTTTTATGAACAACGGACTAAAAGGAAAAGAAACAACAGGATTAGTAATGTTAACTAAGAACGGAAAAGTAATACGAACTAAGTCTTTTGGCTCTAAGGCTATAAGAAAAGTAATAGTTTTAAGTTGGCTTCCTTTAGTAAACTACATAGACGAATTTCAATTAATCATACGTTTAAACGAACAACAATGACACAAAACCAACAAATTGCTAACTATCTTAGTAAAGGAAAAGCAATAACACCAATCGACGCTTTAAACAAATTTAACTGCTTCAGGTTAGCAGCTAGAATAAGCGATTTAAGAAACGACGGATTAAACATTATTACTAAAATAGTTACAAAAGAAGGTAAAAGTTACGCTTCTTATTCAATTATTTAGTATATTTGCACAGGATGTAGGATATCCATTATGAACTTATTGGCTCGAAGCTGAACCCTCAATCCTACTGGGGGGAACGCCTAGAGCCGTTTTATTTTATGTCAAAAGACACATTTTACTTTTCACACGACTACAATAGTAGAAACGACGAAAAGATTAAGTTTCTATTAAGGAAACACGGATTAGTTGGCTACGGGCTATTTTGGGCTATTATTGAAGATTTATATAATAATGCCAACGCATTGCAATCGGATTACGAAGGCATTGCATATGATTACAGAATTGATGCAGACGTAGTAAAAAGCATAATTAATGACTTTGATTTATTCGTATTTGACGGTGAAACTTTTGGTAGTTTATCAGTACAAAAACGCATAGACGAACGTGATTCTAAAAGCGTAAAAGCAAGAGAATCAGCACATAAGAGGTGGACAAATGCGAACGCAATGCAAACGCAATGCGATAGCAATGCTATAAAGGAAAGGAAAGTAAAGGAAATAAAGGAAAAGAAAGTAAATAAAGTAAAGGAAACAAAAGAAACGGTGGTTATGCCTTTTGAATCAATTAAGTTTATAAAATATTGGGAAATATGGCTTGAATATAAAAAGGAACAATATAACTTTACTTACAAGTCAGTAGCTATGAAACAGGCAGCTTTAAACGACTTAGTTAAACTTTCTAAAGGATTAGAAGAAAATGCAATTAAAATAATAGAACAATCCTTAGCTAAAGGCTGGAAGGGATTTTTCGAACTAAAAACCGAATCAAATGCAACTACAAACAATTACTCAAAATCAGCTCCAAAAATTACCGACGAACAGTCATACGAAGGTCTTATTAAATTCCGTAATGGTTGGTAGCACAGGACAGGTATTTAACGAAATGTGCAGGTTTAAAGATAAAGGCGAAGCATTACCCATTAAAGTAATGGAGTTAGTACCAGTAAGCGAAAGAATACCTGCACTTGCTAAAACGTACGGGAACGACAAAATAGCTATTATTTTAATTAAACAAATTACTATAACGCTTAATACTTTTAATTTAAGGGTTACTATGAATTCAGAACAAATAGCACAGTTAGCCTATTCCTTAATTGAATCAGCAGAAGAAGACCAGTTAGCAATTCAGGACATACTTTTATTTT